TACATCATTAATAGAAGATGCTCTTAGTTTCATAAAAAAGTATTCGATATCAAACGTAGGAGCACTTGTAATAGTAAATTCTCCTTCGATTAAACAATTATTAATAATTTGCTTAATTGCATTAATAATTTCTAGTTCATCACCTGACTCTTGTGCCATTAACAGAATCTTTTCCTCTTTAACAAGAAAAGGTCTATATCTAACCGCATTCTTAGAAGACGGTATAGTTAGTTCAAAAGTAGGATGTTCTATTACGGGTAAAGGCATAATTTAAATTCTCCATTGTGTTTTCATTTTTTAAGCTGGCGGTACCATACGTCCAGTAGACATTCGCGCCGCGGAACTGGCAACTATCTTGGCATTTGATACTGCATTAATAATATCAGCAATTCCAGCGCGTCTTGAAAGAACACCGCTACCAAGTATACCAGCGGCTCCAGCTATAAGACCCAAAGCACCCGCTAAGTTAAATCCTCTGCCATCTGGATTTACTCTTGGTGGTGGTAGTTGTTCTATTGTATACGATCTGTATGTCATTTGTACAGGCAAAAGAGAAAATTGATCATTTTCTGCCCAGGCAACAGTAACATCCCCCAATTGAAATGGCCAAGCCTCTACAAATCTATATTTGAGGATCACATTGTCCTTAACATCATACGTTGTGAGTTCCATCGTAGTTGAATAGTCCTCATGATATGCTGCCTCAAATGGCATAGCTCCTTGGTTCGTTTCTCCGAACGGACCTGCCGTTGTATCTGTAGCAAGAATTTCGGATTGCCATTTATAAAAAAACTTAACTATCTCTGATCGTCCATCTACATAAAATGTTAGTGGAATATCTGTAAACGAAGCTCCCCATGCCCTTCTATCAAATGTGCCATATCCTTGTCGCTTATGATCACTTGCTAATATTTGCTTGCCGGGAAGCGAAGCAGAATTACACAACATTGTTATCATCTCTTGATTAACTCTGGGTGGCTCAGGATGGGAAACACCAGTTGCGCCTCCGTCCATACCAGCTGCTTGCCATGGTAGAGGACGAGGAGCTGCTGACATAAATGCAGGCGGTTGTATAGATACTGCAAAGTGATGACTTTTGTACAAGCCACTAAATTGGTTAAGCGCACTTGTCATATTTGTGACTGAAAACTTACCTTTTGGTCCCCGCGCTCCACCCAAATTTTGAGCTATTCCAGATGCAATACCAGCAAGAGCACTTACACTCTGTGCAATTTGTGTTGGACTAGCCATTAATGAGTCTTTCTAATCTTTGCATAAGAATCTTTGTACACTGTACTTGGTCCCTTTTTCTTAAATCTCTGTGTTGGTAAAAATACGGCGTTATTCCATTCATCTGGATATATCTGTACTAAACGAGACATTACGTTACTATTTAGATATCTTTTCAAACATGGACGGAAATAACGTAGTGATCTAATACGTTTTAGTGTTTGATAGGGTTTAAATGTCATTTGTCCGGACAATTTATCAATATCTTCAAGTTCTTCATCTTGATGTTTTGGAACAAAGTCCCATAGCCCGTCCATTAGTTTTGCTCTAAGAACAGGAGGAAGATAATGTAAATTTAATCCTAAAAATCCTTCTCGATCAACATCAATAACAAAAACTAAAGGATATATGTCATAGTATGGTAGCGCATCCTTTCCCTTAGGATCATATTGAAATGTTACCATTCTGCCCACTTCAAAACGACCTGGCCTCAATTTCTTTCGAAATCTAGGCATAGTATGCTGTTCTGGATCAGGTGATCTTAGTATATTTTGAGGTGAAATATTTACAGTGTGGGACCTAAACCAATCACGTGATGTTGACACATCTCTGGACGCAGGGGCCCCTTGGTCTACTAATCTTTGAAATATATATGCAACCATTAAAACAGATTATCCTCTGTTAGTATCTGAAATTTCCATTTCCTATCATCACAAAATTCTTTAGCTGCTTCCCACTTGCGTACATTGACTGCATATGTCTTTACTTGTTTTGCAAAGCGCCTTGGATGCTTTTCATTTTTTATTGGTTGAGCAGTTTGAGCTTTAGGTTTAACTTCTATCACAGTGGTTTCAACAGTTCCGTCTTTATTCTTCTTTTTTACCCAGAAATCAGGATAATATCTATGGTATCTTTTGTCTAATGGACTCTTATAAGGTATAAAAAATTCTTCACTATTCCACTGTATAACATCTGGGTGCTTATCTAAATATACCATAAGATGACGTTCCCACAAACTTCTATAAATAATGTTAGTGGGGTTACCTTTGTATTTAGCCGGGTTTTCTGGTTTGAATCGTCCTTTATATGCCATAGAAATATTTATCAGGGGAACTAATGACAAATTCGTTTAGAGGGAAATTTCCGGTACCGCCTTCTGTGCGAGCGGAGGGAAGAAGAGCCCAAACAGCTGGGAATAAACATGGGACCAATGCTGCTGCTTTGACATTTCCGTCTGATCTGGGCGCTCATTATACCTTATTTCAATTTCATAGATATACCTTTCAAAGGCAGCGGCAAGCAAGAAGAATTACTGAGGGCGCGATAGCACTGCCTCCTCCAACAAATATAACAGAAAAGCACAATGTACAATATAACAACACCGAGCTTGGATTTCTTGGTGGAGTTGGTATGGGCATGGCTGGGCCAGCAGTACAGAAATATTTACATGGCGGCGACGGCAGCAGCCATATTGGTATGGACGGAGGCGCCACCAGTAGTGGTGCTGGCGTCAGTTCTTTGATAACGAGCCTCAAGGCCGAGGCAACAAAAGCCTTTGCCGGATTGAAAAATTCCAACACCCCAGACAAGCTAGCAGTTGCCTCTGCTGCACTAAGGCAGGGTAACGGTATTGTTCCAACAATGGCCAACATGGCTTTTGGTAATGCTCCCAATCCTCATATCACTGCGGTGTTTAGAGGGGTTGCATTAAACGAACATACATTTAACTGGAGTTTATCACCAAGATCGGCCGCCGAGTCGGATCTACTAGCAAATATTATACATGAGTTTAAAGCGGCAGCGTTGCCCTCTTATCATGATGTTGCAGGTACAACAGGAGCCCTTCTAACCTTTCCTAAAGTTGCATCGATTCTTTATATGGGTGGTGCAGATCAAAGATCTTTATATCAATTTAAAGACAGCGTTATTAAAGGCATTACTGCTGAATATGCTCCGAACGGTCCTTCATTTTTTGCAGGAACAGGAGCACCGACACACATTAATTTAACTTTAAGTGTACAAGAAATTCAAATCCACACTTCGGCCGATCATACAAATGATATTACAGGAGAATTTGGAGAATAATGTCATATTTTAAACATTTTCCTGTTACAGGGTTCAAGAATCAAACAATCACTGATATAACAAAGTTTGCTAAAATATCAACCATTGTTAAGAGTGATGTCACGTCCCTTCTTTCGTATACAGTTATGACCCCGGAAAAACCAGATGATGTTGCTTTTAACTATTATGGCGATTCAATATATTCGTGGTTAGTTTTAATATCAAATAATATTGTTGATCCATATTTTGAATGGCCAATGTCTGTTAGAGAGTTTGAGGCGTATATTAAAAAGAAATATGGTAGCATTGCAGCTGCTCAATCCCAAACGGTGCATTGTGAACACGTTACAAAAAATATAACAGTATCAGCAGATTCATTAACTGTTTCTAATGGTGTAAGCTCATCTGATTATAATGCAATTGATGCATATACGTGGGAAGACAGAATTAATGAGAATAGAAGGTTTATTAAATTAGTAGATGCTAAATTTATTTCTCAAATTGAAGCCGAGATGAAGGATTTGTTTTTTAACAAGGGCTCCAAGTAATAATGACTGATGAATTAAATGTAGGAATGTGGACCCCCGGCCGGTATACAATAAACAAAATACGTTTGTTTACTGTCGATGGTAGTGGCACTTTAACTAACGAACTTGACCTTCCGGAAACAAATGCCTTTGTTAGTGCAGAGATAAGACAAGGAATATTTAATGGTAGTGTGCAAGCGACAGTTATTTTTAATGATGCTTATAATGCAAACGAAGAATTTAATCGTGGCGTAGGTCTGCAAGGTCAGGAATATGTTGAAATTAACATAGAGACACCAGAGTCTCTTTCAGGAATTGATTTGGTGTTCCTTGTTACAAGAGTTGGAGTTGAACATTCGACAACAAATCAAACAGCCTTAGTAACTTTAGAATGTGTAACAAAAGAACAGTTGATCAGTAGTATAAACAATGTTAACCAAGCATTTGATGGAACAACCAGTGATATAGCCCAAAATGTTTTTAATAACAGAATTAATGGTGATAAAATTTGGGGAACTGTTTTTAGTAATAGTGTTTTTAGGAAGAGACCATTTGGTGTTGATACCTCTGTTGGTATAGAGGAAGGTTTGATAATACCAGGTCAACCACCTTTTAGTGCATTAGATACGCTTGGTAGGAGATCCGACGGAGGCCCAACTTATGAAAATTCTTTGTTTGCATTTTTTGAAACAACCAACGGATATCAATTTAGAAACATACAAGAATTAATTAAAAATAATGTACTAGAAAACGAGGATCCTAAAAATAGAAAATATTCATTCAGATCAACAAACATTAGTGAAGATGTGATGTCTGGTAGGCGACGAACATCTATCATGGGAGTATCTCCATCTAGTTCTGCTTCTCCGTTACAATTTTTAATTGACGGAGTATATAAGAATCATACGAAGATGGTTGATGTGTACGGCAAAAATTTTAAGAATATAACATACGAACATACCGCAGCTAAACATAATACTTTAGGAAATGAAGATATTAATAGTTCAGATTATATTGATGCTCTTTCAGACGAAGATAATCGACAGTTTCTTGTACTGAATGATAAAACGAAAAAGAATCAAGGATTTCAAAAACTCTTGCCAAAAAGGCTATCGTTTTTTAATTTCTTGCTTTCGCGCACATTTGATATTAGTTTAGCTGGTGATTGCAGTTTGCAGGCAGGAGAAGTAATAACCATAGATTTTCCTCCCAGTGCACACATAGCTACACAAAACAAAGCAAGCAAGTGGTCTGGTGATTATCTTGTTACATCTGTAACACACAACTTCGATGTAGATAAACTGATGACAACTGCGACAATAACAAAAGATTCTCTTAATACTAAAGGAGAACGTGAGAGTGGATTAACACGAAGTTTAAATTCTTTAAGTCTGGTTACTTAATATTATTCAAGGAGTCTTTATAGAATGCTACAATCGGGTCAAAACCTAAGAAACCCGCAATTTTTTGTAGGGGTTGTAGAAGATAGAAACGATCCAGTAAAAATGGGTCGTGTACGTGTACGTGCGTTTGGTGTTCATACAGAAGACAAGGCTCTAATACCAACAGATAAGTTGCCCTGGGCTATGCCGATCATGCCATATACAAGCGCATCAATAAGTGGTGTTGGACACAGTCCGACTGGTCCTGTAGAGGGGACTTGGGTGTTTGGTGCGTTTATTGATGGTCAAGAACAACAACAGCCTGTTGTCTTTGGAACAATGGTTGGATTTCCAACCGAGCAGCCAGATAAGGCTAAAGGGTTTGCAGATCCAGATGGGAATTATCCAAAGGTCGATAATTTAGAAGAAAGTGACACCAATAGATTAGCTCGTAATGGTGGTGATGAATATAGTGAGCCTTCATTGGTAGCAAAGATTGAAAACCGGCAAACAGGAATAACAACCGCCGTTCCCCCCCAAATACCTACTGTAAAAGAAAATAAAGCTGACACTTACTATGTTAGGCGAGAGTGGAGCGAACCAAATCCTAGGTATGGAGGAGAAGATGATGCAGCATCTGAGAGAGGAGATCAATCTGATGACACAGGCAAACATATAGGAACGACTAGAAAAGCTGGTAGCTCTGTGTATGCATTGAAAGAAAAATCACAGTATTCAAAATATCCATACAATCATACATGGACTACTGAATCAGGCCATACGCTTGAAATGGATGACACACCTGACGCGGAAAGAATTCACTTATACCATAGCAAGGGAACCTTTTTTGAATTTCAACCCGATGGAACAAGAGTAACAAAAGTTGTTGGTGATGATTATGAAATTATTGCTGGAGACAAAAAAGTAGCAATCACTGGTAATACAGATGTTACATTTGGTGCTTTAGGTAAGCCGTCGGATGTCAGGATATATGTTCACAAAGATGCAAACACTGGCGAGGGTGGAGATCTCTATCTTGAAGTTGATGGCAACTTTAATTTAAATGTTAAAGGTGATATGGTTACCAAAATTCAAGGTAACGATGAAAAGGTTGTATTAAGCGATCAAGCTACAAATGTTAATGGAAATAGAAAAGAACGCATAACACTAGACAAATATCTTACTGTCGGTGGTAGTCATCAAGAAATTATTGTAAAAAATCATAACCATACAATTACTGGTAACACAACGGTTAATGTCGGTGGTATGGTGGGCTTGGGAGTGACTGGAAGTGGAGGAGTTGGCACTTATAACTATCTAAGAGATTTAAATGTTACTGCTACAACAAATACTCAATTTTCAACAGGTGGATCGTTTACTGTTGGAGCATCAGCTAATGTTAATATGACAGCAGAACAAAGTTTTAAATTTGTTGCTGTTGGTGGTATATTTAATCTTGATACAGGCACCGGTATTGAAATGTCAACAAAATTAGGAAACTTTACTGCTAATACGATGGCTGGAGTAATGGATCTAGATGCTGCTACGTTGATGTACTTGGATGCTGCTACGGTACACTTGAATTTACCTGGTCCTGGTTCTGCGGCTGAAGCGCCGTCTGGTCTTTTAACATAGGATATTATAATGGGATTAATCGACGAAATTGCAAACAAACTTTTACAAGCTCTTGAAGGTGTAGCAAAATGGATTAATGCGACCTTTACAACCAGTGAAGAACTCAGTGAACTAAATTTCGTTCCGGCCGATCCTGTGTTACCTAGTGCTCGTGTAGCGGCTAGTGCAACTGTGCAGGAGGCTCTTGCAGCAGAAGTTTCAGCAATGGAAGCAGCGGCCACAGCAGCACAAGTAGCACAACAAGAAATTGATATTCAAAATGCAATGTATACTATAGCAACGACAGGTGGCGCCATCAAGGATATAAAAGCTCTTGAAGTAACTGTTAACGGCCTCAATTTTAGGCCTGGCGACATTCCATTAGTTGCTTCTTGTCAACCTGCAAAAATAATTCCCGCCCTTATAGAAAAAATAGCGGCCGGCACCCTTAGTTTTAGTGATGTTCCAAATATTAAAAGTATGGGTGGGGTCATTGCATTGTTTGGAAATCGTTGCAAAACACCGGTAAAGATGGAGACGATTGAGCCTCCTCCTGGTACATATATTCCGAAAGTGCCGAAATCATCAAACGTCTTTCCAGCCGCCCTTAAAGACAAAACTTTTATTCCTGCTCCTGATACAGTAGGAGGCACACATGATCCAAGACAATAGGGAGATATAGACCAATGAGTAAGGTATCAGCAGTAACAGCAAATACAGTAAAGGCTGTCATTTTTTCAGACTTCTTTACAGATTTCTCTCGAAGTCCTACATCAGGGATGTTGAACAAAAAGACGAACGAAGATGCTGTAAAACAATCGATTCGTAATCTTTTGCTTACAGACAAATATGAGAGACCATATCAACCAGAGCTTGGATCTAATATTCAAGGGATGTTGTTTGAAAATTGGACGCCATCGATGGCAGAGATAATGAAAAACCATATTCAAAATGTCTTTGACAATCATGAGCCGAGAGCAGAATTAGTTAATTGTGTTGTGCATCCAACTGTAGACAATGCTAGTATTGTTGTAAAGATTTATTTTAGACTGATAAATAGTGAGAACACTGTCGAATTCGATGTCATACTAAAGAGAGTTAGGTAAATGGCCACTACTTCTAATGCAGAATTTATTGTAGCAAATTTAGAATTTGATGATATTAAATCAAATTTAAAAACATATTTGTCAGCACAAAACATTTTTCAAGATTACAATTTCGATGGATCTAATATATCTGTTTTGTTGGATGTGCTAGCCTACAATACATATTATAACGCAATACATCTAAATGCTGTTGCATCAGAGATGTTCTTGGATAGCGCACAAATCCGTGACAGTGTATATTCTCATGCTAAGCAAATGAATTATATGCCGACATCTCGTCGATCATCTGTAGCACACGTTGACATAACAGTAACACCATCGGACAGTCCTCACACAATCACAGTTCCAAGATTGACTGAATTTCAAACTACTGTTGGCGATAATGTTTATACATTTTCCACAAATAGCTCTCTCGTTTTAAATTCTGGTAGTTCATATACGGCATCGAATGTCGACATATATGAAGGAGAAGTGGTTAATGAGTTTTATTTGGTTGCTAATAGTCAGAACACATATTACATTAATAACCAAGATATAGATACGTCGAGCTTGACTGTTAAGGTTAGAACATCAAATACTGATACAACAAATACAACATGGACAAGATCAAACTCCTTATTTGGTGTTACTAGCACATCTAATGTGTTTTTTATCCAAGCGGCGTCGAACGGGTCATATGAAATAGTGTTTGGCAATGACACATTTGGAAGAAAATTAACAGATGGAAATATTGTAGAGGCTTCGTATCGTGCAAGCAATAAAGACGATTCGGATGGAGCAAATAGCTTTACTGCCACAGGTACAGTTGGTGGTTACAGCACTGTCTCAACAGCATTGATTACAAAGGCTACGGGAGGTGGTGACAAGCAAGAGGTTGATGATGTTAAATTTGCAGCACCAAGAGCACTATCAGTACAAGAGAGAGCAGTTACAGTAACTGATTATGAAACCCTTGTTAAAAATGAGTTTCCTGACATCACGGCCTTGAATGTATATGGTGGTGAAGACGCCGATCCACCAGAATTTGGTAAAGTGATAATGGTTGCCAAAAGTAATGTATATACTACGTTGCCTCAATCAAGAAAACAGGCTATGGTAGACTTCATAGGTCCTAAAAGCTCTATCGCAGTTGAGCCTAGAGTTATCGATGCTGGTACATTGTCAATTAAAATTGATAGCTCAATTATATACAATATTAATGCAACAGATAGCCAAGCAAATGATATCAAAGTTTCTGTGGAAAGTGCTATTAATACGTTTAGCAGTGATAACTTAACTGATTTTAAGAAAACGATGAGACATAGTAAGTTAGTAGAAAAGATTAATGAGTCTGATACTGCTATATTGAGCAATGAAACAAACGCAACAATATACAAAACTATCAATCCAAAACTAAACGCGGCCTATACTAAAACTATTGATTTTCATAATCCGTTAAAACAAGATAATCCTATATCTGCCAATACGCAAGGAAGTTATACAGGATTTTCCACACCAGCTGTTTCATCAGAAACATTTACATTTAATAGTACTACTGGCGCATCCTTTAGAGATGATGGAACGGGCACTCTTCAAATTGTTGTTGCCAACTCGAGTTCTCTCCAGGTACTTGAAGCCAATGCTGGTAGTGTTAGTTATGGCTCTGGCAACGTATCAATTACAAATGTTACTATTAACGCTATAACAACTGGTACAACAATAAAACTTTATGCCAGGAGTAATACAAATGATATTACAACAAAGAATAGTGATATTGTTGAGATTGCGGACGGAGATGTAACAGTAACAATAAATGGCGTAAGAGAATAAGATGGCACTTTACGATATCGAAAATTGGATATCACCACTAGTAGAAGAGCAGTTTCCTGCAATATACAGGACTGATGGACCCATAATGGTTGCCTTTGTTAAGGCATATTATGAGTTCCTAGAACAGTCTGGTACAAGTAATACGCCTGCAGATCATCCGCTATACGTCTCGAGAAATATTTTAGAATATGGAGATGTTGATCAAAGTATTGATGACTTTTTAGAACACTTTCGAAGGCAGTA